GGACAACTATTTTGGCCCTTTGCCAAGGAATTATTGCGTTTATTTTTATGCTTTATCTATTGTATTTGGTATTCTCTTTGTAACGAGTGCTGTTTCAATTGCTTATTATATAATTATGCACTTTAAGAAAGTGAATACAATGTTTATAATCAATTCTATGTTAATGTTATCTAATTCTTTCTTAGCATATTTAGCAAATAGATTGCTTCATACTATGTGTGTAAAAAGTATTTAGGTTATACGCGGTTGATTAGTCTTCTTTAGAAACATTTTTTACTCTCCCTTGTGTTGTATTAATTGGTTTTAAATACATATCACGAGTTACAATATCATTAACATAACTTGTTTGTAAAAACGGATTAACCCCTCTCTGTGCCAACATCTCACGATCAGCCATTTTTGTATCAATATCTTCGCGTCTGGTTCCGCTTGAAAATGCATGATTGCTATCACTTAAAACTAAATCTTGATTAAAAAATGATTCATCTGCTAAAGATTGATTTATAGCATTTATTTGTGAATCATATTCGTAATTAGAAGATTTATCTAAAGGTTCTTTTTCTGGTCTTGCACTTTTATAATATGGCTCTCCTGTACTCCATTTCCATACTTTCATTATTATAATACTTATTTTTTAATATTATTATAAAAACTTAAATACCTTCCCGAACTATAACCATATTTTTCGTAAACATAAATGCGTCTTTGTTAGTTCTTCTTCTTTTTAAATTACATTCCAAACACGCAATCACCAGATTACCAGTATTATGTCCTATATCATTATTAATTCTATCAAGTGACCATTGTTTTGTTTCGCGTACTTTTTCATATAAAATAAACACGTGTTCTGAACAATAGTGACACGTTAATCCACAATTTTTTAATAACTTGATAACTTCTTCAAATGTAACGAATTGTTCTTCGTTTAATTTTTTCTTAACAATATCCTGTTGCTTATAACTGCATATTTTTGTCTTAATATGTGAAATTAACATTGACATATATTTATCTTTTTCTACTTTATCTACTTTATTAAATAACATATTTAATTGTGTTTGGTGAGATAATTCGTTTTCATTTAACCCCCAAGTTTTTGTCTCTACTCGCATTTTTTTCTCCTTTATACAATTTATTTTTTTAATATGTTTGTTTTGTAAAATAGTATCTATAATAACTATTTTTTTTGTATCATTTGTATCATTATCATTTAAATCATTAGTAGTATTTTCTATATTCATATATTATTCATATATAGAAAAAGAAATTATGTAAAAACCATATAGAAATTAAATTTCATATTAAGGTTAAATATTATATATAAAAATGAGTTAAAATCTATTTAACAAATAATAGTATAAATGGATAAAGAAATTCAACAATCCACTTGTAATGAGTTGAAAACATTAAAATATAAAAGTATGATTTTAAATGGTGTCGCGTGGCCTGAAAATAAATCATCTACTGACCTTGCTAACTTGGATATATTTCTTGAAAGTGAAAAAATAACCAATTCTAATGAACCTTGGAGTAAATTAGATAAAACCGCTAAAATTAAAAAGTTATTTGTTTTTTCTGAAAATTATAAAAATAATAATAATTTATCCGAAGAAGAACATCAACAATTAAATTCGTTTTTTAGAGATTGTTTGGATAAAAAGAAATTACAAAGAGTAAAAGATGTTAATTATAATAAAGATACAGGAGAAATCAAAGATATACCTGCGTTATATTTTAATAAACCTACTAATCATTTTACATTAAAAAATTTGGATAAGCGCGTTTCTACATTAAGAGGCTTAACTCCTAAGAAAAAACAAGGGACTATAAAAAATGTCAAAACAAATGATTCTGATTCGGAAAATGACTAAATAAAAAATTGATTATTATAATAGATATAAAAACAAAGATATATATTATATAACATAATGTCGTCTGAATTAATAGATATAACACATTTAATTGTTCCTGATGAAGAAGAATTATTCTTTAATGAAGAAGAAGCACTTGAAATATATCAAACATGTGTTTATTTAATGGATGAATTTGTTAAAGAACACCCAAAACTAATTACAGAACCAGATTTTGATGATATTTTTGATGAAAATATTACAGAATTAATGCATTCTCATTTTGATTATGATATATTTTATACAGAAGACGCTCAAGATGAAATGGAAGAAATTATAGAACACGCTAAAAAAGATTTCTTTAAAGACCATATTCCTCCTAGGTCTTATCCCGATACTATCATTTTAACAGAACCAAATCACGAATATATTAAACAACAACTTGAACTTTTAAAAAATAAACCACAACCAGTTCAAAGAACAAAGGAATGGTATGAATTACGTCATAATTTAATAACCGCTTCAAATGTGTGGAAAGCATTTGAAAACTTATCCACACAAAATCAACTGATATATGAAAAATGCCAACCAATTAATAATGCTTTATATGATAATGATAATGATAAAAATGATAATGATATAAATGATATAAATAACAATAACAATAATAATAATAATTGCAATTCTATTAAGAATATAAAAGAAGTGGTAATGGTAAATACGAACACTACATTACATTGGGGACAAAAATTTGAACCATTATCCGTTAATATTTATGAACATATATATGATACAAAAATAGGGGACTTTGGTTGCATAGAACACGATACATATTCGTTTCTTGGGGCTTCACCAGACGGTATTAACATTGACCCTCTGTCTAAACGATATGGTCGTATGTTAGAAATAAAAAATATTGTGAATCGTGAAATTGACGGTATTCCTAAAAAAGAATATTGGATACAAATGCAGTTACAAATGGAAGTTTGTAATCTTGATGAATGTGACTTTTTAGAAACAAAATTTACAGAATATCCTGATTACACATCATACTCATACGATACATTAGATGAATTTTATGAAGATGAAGATGGTGTAGAATTTCAAAATATATGTTTATCTAAAGATAATAAAATGAAGGGAGCTATTATTTACTTTCATACGAAAACAGGAAACCCATTTTATATATATAGACCATTAGATTTAATTCATCCTCACGATATTAATGAATGGCACGACAATAATGTTGATTATTATCAAAATAACCCTGAATTTAATTATACCTATATGAAAACTATTTATTGGAAATTAGAATTAATTAGTTGTGTGTTAGTTTGTAGAAATAAACAATGGTTTAAAGATAATATACACGTATTACAAACACTTTGGGATACTATTGAAAGGGAAAGAGTTAGCGGTTATGAACATAGAGCCCCTAATCGCAAACAAAAAAAAGAAATTGTTGAATTCTCTACTAAACCAAGTGGAGGTTGTTTATTAAAATTTAACAAAGAAACTGGAAAAATCAACGTTATAAAACAAGATGATACTATAAAAAAAGATACAGAGATTGCCCTAATAAATGAATTAGAATTAAATCTTTGATTATAATTTCGTTTAGTATAATATATTTTCATTTGTAGGAATAGAAAAAAATAATTGGTTTGGTTCTGTTCTAAAATATCCTACTCGTGCACCTTCACCTTCTTCTGCTGGAGGCAATGGGTTGACTTCATTAGATTTATTTTTTATATTATGATATAATGCTCCACAAAACTCTGGTCTTGAACAAGTGCCATCATCTGGGTTATATCTATAACGTAAATTGTTAGTTTGTTGTTTAAATGATGGTAATGAAAATATAGGATAATGCCACCACATAGTACTGGCACTATCATTTGAAACTGAATTTTTTCCTATAAGAGGATAATCGTCTAATATTGCTTGGTTCACTGATATAGGATATTTACCTTCAATAAATCCTTCTTTAAAGGGTCTTATTAAAGGAGCTAAATAAAAAGACAGTGCTATTATTACTATTAAGAATAGAAGACTTTTCATAAAAGTATTTGAAATAAAAGTATTTGAAATAAAAGTATTTGACATAATATATTATAACACAATATAATTTGTTTATAATTTGTAAAAAATATTGTATTATAATATATTATGTCAAATACTTCTTATGGAGATTTTGCCCTGAATAATAACACTGGAATTCAAAACTCTGGTTTTGGTGTATCGACTATTCAAAATGGTTCAGGAGATTATAATACAGGAATTGGAGCATTTTCTTTAGCAAATAATACTAGTGGAACTAGTGATACCGCAGTAGGAACAAATGCATTATTAAAAAATACAACTGGATCATATAATACCGCATTAGGAACCGCCGCAATGTGTTTTAATAAAACAGGGTCTTCAAATACAGCAGTGGGCTCTAATTCTTTAGAAAATAATACTAGCGGATATGATAATACCGCATTAGGGGTTCAAGCATTATTTTCTAATACTACTGGACAAGAAAATGTGGCTATAGGTAATGGTGCAATGTATGCTAATACTACTGGTTATAATAATGTAGTAATTGGAATAAAGGCATTAAAATCTAATATATCAGGAATTGAAAATGTAGCCATTGGAAAAAAAAGTTTAGAAAATAATACGACGGGACAATGGAATGTAGCTGTTGGTGGTTTTGATACATTATGGACAAATACAACAGGTTCAAGCAATATAGGAATTGGCCAACGCGCATTATATTCTAATACTACTGGGTCTTATAATGTAGCCATAGATGATGAGGCATTATATTCTAATACGACAGGGATTAACAATATTGCTATAGGAAGAGAGGCATTATATAATAATATTGATAAGTCTAACAACGTTGCTATAGGAACAAAGGCATTATATTATAATACTGGAGAGTATAACACCGCTGTGGGACATAATGCGTTATATTCT